TATTACTATTATTATTACTATTTATTATATAAATAGTAATAATCATTTAAATTTGTTGTATATATCTTGTTTTTAAATAGTTTAACTATATATTTTATTCGGTGCCCTTTATTTCTGATAAATTTTTTGTAGCACTATTAAACATTCCTGTTAACTTATTTAAATCTAAACCGCCTAAAGAAGCCATAGCATCATTTAAAGCTGGCGTCATTGTTTTTAATTGCTTAATTAATTCGTTTTGTTGCTTAATAAGGTCTTTTGTGTCTGATGAAATTGAATTAACATTTTCTGTTCCCATAACTTTTTCTAAATTGTCATATGCTTGTTCCATTTCTGAAGCTTTACCTAATTGTTTTTCCATATTCTGCTTACTTGGTGTGTTATATAAAGCAGGGTTTAATTTTTGATTGTCAAATTTATCCCCTTTTTTCGTATCTTCACTTTTTTTCATATCTTCAGATGGTTTTTTCTTCTTTTTGGCATCTGAATCTTTCTTTGCTGTTTCTTCTGTTTCTTCTGTTTTTTCTGTTTCTTCTGTATCTTCTTCATTTAATCCTTCTTTTTCATTTTCAAGACCTTCTTTAAATCCAAAAATATCTTTAAATATAGAAGCAAATGTAGTTACTATAAAAGACATTCCTAAAACAACTGTCATATTTTTTGTAAAAGTATATACAAGACCAGCTGTTAAGAAAAATAATAGTACTGCAGTGAAATGTGAACTAGTTATATGTATATATAATGAAAAAAATGCTAATGCTGATACTATAAATAACGTTATTTTATTATTGATTATTTTATTATTGAGAAAATCATTATTAAACACTTTTCTCTCAATAACTTTTTTCAACATAGATTTTGAATTTCTATATTTCATGTTTTATATAATATTATATAAGAATATAATTATTCTTTTATTATTTATATAATTTCTCTAATTCTCTAAATAATAGTGCGTAGCATAGTTATTTCATTTTGTAATTCTGTAATTTTATCTAAAATTTCCTGAATGTGTGATTTACATTGCTTATTCTTTTCTAAAGTATTTAAATAATCCAAAACTTTTAATAATGCTTCGATTTGTCTCTCTTTATCTTGTATCTTATATTGTAAATATAACTTACGTTCATCCAACAATAGTATAATATCTTTCTTATAACGTTCACTGCATTTTGGCAAAAATTCTTTTAAATCTATATATTGTTTAATCTTAATCTCCTCATCATTAGCAATATCTTGTAATAATTTTTTTATTTTCATATCATACTTAGCAACAGAAACTCCATAACTGTCTGTCATTTAATTATATATTGATGATTTTTTTATTACAAAATTATCAAATATTAAAAATATAAACATAAAAATAGAAAAATAGAATTATATAATTTATCAAAATTATATAAAAATATTTACATATATTATTTAGAATGAATAAGAATTGGGTAGAGCCTCTATTACAAGAAGACGTTAATCGTTATGTTATGTTTCCAATTAAGGACCAAGACATCTGGAAAATGTATAAAAAACAAGAAGATTTGTTTTGGAGAGCAGAAGAAATTGACCTTTCAAAAGACAATAAAGATTGGGAAACGTTAAATGATGACGAAAAACATTTCATATCTATGATTTTAGCGTTTTTTGCTGCCAGTGACGGAATTGTCTTAGAAAATTTAGGCGTGCGTTTTATGGGCGAAGTTCAATTAAGTGAGGCTCGAGCATTTTACGGGCTACAAATTGCTATGGAAAATATTCACTCTATTACTTATTCCACTTTGATCGATACATATATTAAAGATAAAGAACAAAAGCACAAATTATTTAATGCACTAAATGAATATGAATGCATTAAGAAGAAAGGTCAATGGGCTATAAAGTGGATTAATGATAAAAAATCCAATTTTGCTACTCGCCTTGTTGCGTTTGCTTGCATTGAAGGTATATTTTTCTCAGGTGCATTTTGCGCTATTTATTGGTTGAAAAAGCGCGGACTAATGCCTGGACTAACCTTTTCAAATGAGCTAATTTCGCGCGATGAAGCATTACATACCGAATTTGCTGTATTATTACATAGCAAATTAGAAAAGCCACTTAAAAAGCAAAAAATTCACGAAATCATTAGCGAGGCTGTAGCTATTGAGCTCGAATTCATTAACGATTCGCTTCCGTGCAGATTAATTGGTATGAATCAAGTATTAATGAAACAATATATTGAATTTGTTGCTGACCGGTTAAGTGTTCAGTTAGGAGGTGACAAAATTTATGAAAGCAAAAATCCATTTGATTGGATGGAAAACATTAGTATTGAAACAAAAACCAACTTTTTCGAAGACCGCGTAAGTGAGTATTCGCTTACAACTAAAAATGCTAAATTAAACACTTTCGAATTTGGTGATGACTTCTAATTTTGCGCTTTTTTCTTTATATTGTTTTTTATTATATTTTAAGCGGTTAATAAATATAATAAAAATGATTATTTAGTTTTGTTTAGTTTTTTAGCGCGCTTTGTTTTTCTTCTTCTTATTTTTCTTCTTCGTCCACCATGAGCTGAATGAGTTCGTCGCTTAGATTTTCTTTCTTCTTTAGATGTACGTTCTTCTTTAGATGGATACGGAGGTAGAAGACAATTTGCTGGTAACCAGCCCTCTTGTTGTTGTTTTCGAATTAATGCAATATAATTTTTATATCTTGTAAGATCATCAATCTCGGCTTGCATTTTATCACATTCTTTAAGTTTATCAGCAACTGCCTTAGTTTGCGTCTCAACTCTTGTCAATTTAGCCCACTTTATAGGTTCAAGATCGGGTGTAGATGGGAATCGTGTCTCTAGTCCGGATAAATTAGGAAAAACGGGCACAGGTGTCACAGGCAGATTAGCTGCACGGGCTCTCTTTACTTCCTCACTTGTTAATTCTAATTGACCATAATAATTTTTTTCTAATGTATCATAATACTTTCTTGACATTTCTATATATAGTAATAAGATAAAAAATTATTTTTCTTTATATTGTTTTTATATTTAAACTGTGTTATATGTTTTTTGCTCCTCCGCATGGAGGAGCAAGATTTAAGTTGTTTTCATAATTTAGAAGCAAGATTATGGAAGCAACGCGTTACCATTTAGTTTTGCGCACATTAATTTTGGGGCCCTTCTTTTTATCTCTCGAATTAGGGTCATACATCTCTTCGTCGTCATCGGAGTCCATATTTTTACTGATTTCCCAGAATTCTTTTGAGCCGAGTTTGAATGTTTTATGATGTTCGGCTTTATACCAGAATATTTGGTCGTGTAATTTATTCGATTTGGCGTTATTATTAATCACTAAACACTCATAATTTTCTGTGCATTGGTCCATTACCTGACAAAAACTCTCAAAGGTTGGAAACATACCCGCATAGTTTTCATAAATACGCCGCCTATTTGCTATATATGGCTCGCGCAATATAAAAACGTAGTCGATATTCGTGCGCAAATTTGGAGGAATACCTAAAGGATATTGCATTGTTATCACCAACATCACTTTCCAGTGCCGACCATTCATAAATAGGAGACGCATCATCTTATCTTTTGTCCAGCTTCCATCATATAAGCAATCATCTAATATAACAAATGCTCGTGGGTCAATATTCGATTTTTTATAAGCTTCAACTTCCTTTTTTATCTGCTTCATTACCGTCTTCTGTCTTTTCAAAATATTTTCAATAATGGCAGTATTATATTCATCGTGAATAAATAATTTAGGAACATGCTCAGCATAAAAACCGTTACCTGCTTCTGTTCCGCTGATTACTGTCCCTATTGGAATATCTTGATGGTAATATAGCAAATCTCGTACTAAATAAGTTTTACCAGTGTCACGACGCCCTATTAACACAATAACGGGCCCTTTATTTTCATCTGGTCTAAAACTTATAGATTTAATGTCAAATTTTTTTAATTCTAATGTCATTACTAAACAACTTTATATTTATTAGCTATATTTAATAGTTTGCTATTTAAACTTAATAGTTTGCTATTTAAACTTAATAGTTTGCTATTTAATAGTTTAATATATTTATTTGTGTTATAAATTAAAAAAATAAGTATTTGTTATTTATATTTATTAAATGGAAATAAACTATAGAAAAAATAATAATAAACAGCTTTTTGAGAACTTTAACAATAGTGAGTTATTAGATATAGAAAATTCTCAAAATTATTTTCCATTATACAATAATTTTTTCAACTTAAATAGCTCTAATTATAATGCAATAAATTTGAATAATAAGTATAAATTAGAACAAATTTTAGAAAAAATAAATTATAACAAATTTTTAGCAACAATCACAGATGTATGTAATAATAAATTTAACAAAGAAGTATTTATAAAATACAGTCCTCTTATTGACCCTGTTAAATATATGATAGGAAAATACGAAAATAACTATAATATTTTAGAATTACCTAAATTCATAGATGAGGCAAACTCCGACTATAGTGCTACTTATAAAAAAATATTAGACCCTAATAATTCAGCATATATTGATGGTTTTTTTTCATATTTATCAAGCTGCTTATTAAATAAGTATAATTTTTATAATGGCTTAGACTATTATGGCGCTTTTTTAGGAGTTAAAAATAAATTTAAATATAATGTAACAGAAGATTTAGAATATTTAAATGAGTCGGACTATTTTCATAAGCACAAAAATATTTTGTTCATTTTTGACAATAATGAAAAAATATTTAATTTATTTAACAATACTAAAAAATATAAAAAACCATTAGTATTAAATAAAGAAGGCGACGATTTAAGTATAAGCGAATTAAATATAAGCGAATTAGCTATAAGTGATTTAACTACTCCTAGTGCTAAATCTAATGTTTCAAAGACAATGGAAGAAACTAATTTAGAAAATGAACTTAATATTGAAATTGAAGTTGAAGAGTTACACGTAAGTAGTGATAATCTCGAACTAACCTATGAGAATCTTGATATTTTAGCGAATAAAAAAGTTGTAACAACAACAACAAATACAGCTACAAATACAAATACAAATACTGGAATAAATACTACAAACAGCTCTGATACGTGTTCATCAAGATCCTCAAATACCAATCTAACTAATTCAACAAATAGCGGTTCAGACGGCGAAGATGATGAAAGCAGTGAAGAAAGCTTTGATGATGAGGAAATATTTTGCTCAATCGATAAAATACCTGTTAAAATGATAATATTAGAATGTTGCGAAAACACTTTAGATGATTATATAGTAAATAATAAAATAAAAGACAATGAATGGGAGTCCATAGTTTTACAAATATTATTTACATTAATTACATATCAAAAAGTCTTCGAATTCACGCACAATGATTTACATACAAATAATATTGTATACATATCTACTCCAAAACACTATTTATATTATAAGTATAACAATTGTCATTATAAAGTCCCTACATTTGGAAAAATATACAAAATAATCGATTTTGGAAGAGCTATTTATAAATTCAAAAATAATTTTATTTGCAGTGATAGTTATTCTGAGTCGGGCGACGCAACATCGCAATACAATTGCGAACCTTATTTAAATAAAGCCAAGCCAATTATTGGACCAAATTATAGCTTCGATTTATGCCGTCTTGGCTGCAGTTTATTCGATTATTTTATTGACGACTTAGATGATATTAGAAAACTTAAATCCCCTATTAAAAAAATTATGATAGAATGGGTTTTTGACGATAACAATAAAAATATACTCTATAAAAATAATGGTTGTGAGAGATATCCCGACTTCAAATTATACAAAATGATTGCACGCTCTGTTCACAAACATACCCCGCAAAATGTATTACTTAAACCAGTCTTTGATAATTATAAAATAGCAAAGAAAAAAATCAATAATGTTCAAGAAATATTTAATATTGATGAACTGCCTATTATGGTTGCTTAATTATAAACAATAAACAATAAACAAAAACGATTTAAAGGGTGCTAATAATAATAATAATATAAAAAACGTAAAAACGCCGCTATATTATTATTAAAAAAGGATTTAAAGAAAAAAGCACAAATTAAAAGTCGGGGTTGTTAGTAAAAGCGCTTAGACTCTCCTTTGCCCCACCAATAATATGAGTAAATTCTAATTGCTCTAATAAAAACATTGAAATCACACCCGATAAAAATACCACAAGACCATCCTTTGTTATCAGTTTTAAAGATTTATCATCCTTTGTTATATATTTACTATCTATAATCTTAAATACTATAAACATAATACTTATCGATAATGTCGGTATTATAAAATTCATTTATTTTATAATTATATATATAAATGAATTTCATAAATATAACGAATTAATTTGGAATTATTTAATGGAATTCTTTAATGTAATTCTTCTATATCCAATTCAATATTATCGCTAATACTTCCTCCATTTAAATCTAATAACTCTAAATTTAATTCGTCGGGGTCTTCGCCTAAATTTTGGACATCCAGCTCAAATGATGATTTACTTTGCTTATCTATGTTTAGCTTGTAATTATTTTCTGATTTTGTATCATTGTCATCATCCGATTCGTAAGCTGGTTTACTTTCCATATTACGAGATTTATCATTTTCATCATCTGAAATATTGTTGTCACTTTCCAATTTATTACTCAATTTAAGATCACCTCCTATTTTTTTAGTATTTTTATTAGTCTCCACAACATTAGTTTCATTCATCTCTTTATTTGCATTCAAAATAGTATTTTTCAAATTAATCTTGCTCTCAGCTCTCAATTTATCCGCCGTCTCTTGCTTGATTTTATCAAGCTCCTTCTTCTCTTTTGCCTTCTTATTTTTTTCAATTGCTTCCTTATCAGGTATTACTTCCTTCTTTTCCTCTATTTCAACATCCGTTTCTAAAGTTTCATCCAAATACATTTGTAATATATGTTCAATTGGTATACTCTCCCTTATTGTATTCAATATACACTCCTTGATTATTAATTCTAACTCTCTATTGTTTTTTTGCACTAAAAGCGGCTTTATATTCTTTTCAAATAAATATATATTCACATATATTTTGCGCGCTACATTTATATAAGTTTTATGTATAAATTTGTGCAAATCGGGTATATCTATATTTATTTTTTTTTGCTTTAAACCTACACGGGTTGAGGTTAATGACTTCAACTGTGTAATATGAACACACGTTATTAAATCTTCTAAATAATTACAAGCACTCGATGTAATTATACGCTGCTTCTCGTTTTCGACAATTTCTGCACTCCATTTTGGAATATTGTTTAAAAAATTTTGAAATGTCATCAAATATTTAGTTTCTTCGCCGTTTTCTAAACATACATCATAGGCTTCTGTAAAAATTGACCGTAAACCCTCAATTATACACGGAGTTAATGTATTAGTTAATCGTGCACACCACTCATTTTTAGACTCAATTATTGTTGAAAGATTAAAATCGTCCATTTTTATATATTTAAAAATTTATTTTAAATATATTATTTTAACTAAAAATATATTATTTTAACTAAAAATATATTTTAGTTGGCATTTAATATTGAAAAATCAATATTACAATTATTGCTATAAAAATATAATACTATATATATTAAATACTCTTCCACACGTATTTCTCTCTTATATATGTTAAAAAAAAACAGAAATTTATAGTAATCTGTCTTAAAATTAGATTTAATAGTAAAATAATCTAATAAATTATTTGCACTTATGCCTTTATTATATATTAATGAACTATATTCCAATAATAAAATATTTTTCTCATAATCATTAGAGTTGTCATTCTTTAATGCTTCAAGCTTAACATCCAAATTTTTAATAATTAATAGTACTTTATTATTGATTTTATTAGCATTATTTGCACTATTTGCATTATTTGCATAATTCATATTTTTTTCATTACAATATATTTCGCTAAATCTTGATAATATTGGTTTTATTATTTTGGATTTATTTGCAGTTACAATAAAAAATTTAGTATGATTGTATATTTCTATTGACCTACGTAAGGCAGATTGAGCATCAAGCGTTAAACTGTCGGCATTTAATAAAATTATTGATTTGAAATTTGTAATATTTTTATGAGTAATTGTATTGGCAAAAAATCTCAAATTCTCTCTAATAAATTTAATGTTACCTTTTCCTAAGCTACAATTTAAAATTAATGTGTTATTTTCTATATTTTCATTTGACTTATATATATAAATTAATAATTCTTCAAGTAACGTTTTCTTACCTACTAAATTATTTCCATATAATAACAAATTAGGTAAACTGTCATTATCATATAAAT